TTTTAACATTGGCATATATGCCTCCTATTTTAAATGATTATCATAATGTAGTCTATAGAGTCTCCTTTCTGTTAAGTGGTTATATCTAAAACTTGTGATTTACCTTGTTTTTTTACTTCTGCTACATTTTTAGAAAATGGTAATTCACTTGGTAGTGAATCTCTAGACACTACCATACTTATTTGATGCTGACTAGTTACAGGAGAAAATGTATGTCTAAGTTTTGTTATTAGGTATCTACCAGACTTAGATTTGTCTAAAGTTCCTATGTCGTGATTTCTTCCTGGGGCTGTATATTTTATCTCAATTATATCACCAGCTGTAATACTTGTAATTCCATGAATTTCTAGTGCAATATTATTACTAAAATCTAACTCATACATTCTTTCTTTTCTGTGTAGTATTGTTTCATTAATTTGATTTGCAATAACACTATTGTTACTATTATTTTCATCTCGATATTGTGCATTTAAATTAGAACCAGATGTACTTGTTGGGTGAACATAAATTCTTGAGTCAGGCCATTCTTCTATATTATCATTATATTTTGGATGATTTTTTTCATCTATTCTTTCATGTTTAGTAAAATCAGAAAAGTAACCATATGTATTTACATCATAAGATTTATTAAATATATTATGACTAATAACTTTTGCACCAAGCATACCAGCTCTAGAATCTTCTAATGAATTGTTAGGTGGTTTAATATCAAAGTTAACCATTCTATTGTAAGCTTCTTGAATACCGAAAGTATCTCCAGCCTTTTCATCTACGTTTGCATCACTATTGTTAAATGCTGCGACTGCAACATTTTCATATAGATTCTGTAATGTCCTAAAATTATATCCTTTTGTAGTTTCATAAAATAAATAATGAGGAGAACCTTTTTCACTTTTGCAATCTTGAATAAGACACCTTAAAAAATCAAATGGTCTTTGATTTGGTACAATTATACTTTTAATTCCAGAGGTTTTTTCAATTTCAATATTTTTTGTGGTATTAATATACCTAGAGTCTGTTAAAACTTTTTCTAAAATTTTAGATGGTGTATCTGTAAATGACTTTGAAACTCTTGTACGATTGTTTCTCAATAACTCCATAGAACAAAATTCTAAAACATAAACTGTTGCACCAGCTGATAATTCTGCGTTCACACTTATGTTGTATATTGAAAATGCATTTTTAGTAAAGTCTATTGATTGATCTTCTAAACTAGGTGTCGTTATTTTAAGAAGTAATTGTTCTTGACCAATAAATGGCATAAATTTTAATAAATTATTTGTGTCTGCAATACTTATATTTCCTGTTAAGGAATTACTAAATATACTTTCATAAATATTTATTTCAAGTGGTTTAAATTTATCAAACATAACACCAGAAGATGCAATAATCTCTACTTGACTTAATGTAAACTCACCAGCATATTGTATATCTGCCATTAAATACTCGTTTCATTCATTAAAGTAATATATTCCTCTGTAAAATCTTCTACATATCGTGGGTCTAGTAATCGTATTTGTCTTTTAATTTCTTGTTGTTGTTCTTCATACTCTCTATTTGTTATTAGAGTTGCATTACTATAAGAATCACCATCACCACTATATAATGCAGAATTACTATACACCTCTATCTTGGTAGTTGTATCACCAGAAGATTGTGCAAGTTCATAATGATGCACACCATCTATATTATCATACTTGTCTGCAATGTGTTGATTAAACTGTGAGAAGTTTAAAGGCCATTGATGATACCTATCTGTAACATCATTTACTAGTAAAATGATCCAATGTAGTTCAGTATTACCATAAAGTTTATGTGCGATAATTTCTGGTGTTTCACCTTCTTTGACATTATAGGTATCAAATAAAAGAGTATTTGTTCTTATCTTTGCACGAACTGCTACCCTACGCAGAAGATTAGTTACAATCTTTGGTTCACCAATATGCATAGAATCGTATTGTATTTTAGGCATTACATTAAAATACATATTTAAAATCCTTCTTCTATATTTTCTCTTGTTACTAAATCCATTTCTGAAAATGCGAGTGTTATGGTTGTTTCAATAGGAGGAGCTCCATCACCTTGTGGAGTATACGTTCTATATTTATCACCACCATAACTTACAGTCATATTTTCAAGGACACACTCTCCTATTTTATGTAAAAATGAATTTTCTTTACTATCGTACATATATTGTATTGTAAAAGTATTTGGAACTACAAATCTTCTTCCTGTCTTATCTCCACCAGCAAATTCTGGTAACATATTTTTTTTAAATTGTGTAATGATATCTTTAATTTCTGCAGCTTCTGTTGCACTTTTTGGTATCATCTTAAATGTATATTGAAATTTTCTTTTGTTTATACCTTTAAATGCAAGTTCTAGTCTATCAGATATAATTTCTCCTGTCATTATACCTCTTGCTTCTCTAAGACCACCAAGACCAGGCAATATACCTAGAGTACTTTGTGTGAAAAGTGCTAATGATTGTGGTAGTAAGTCTGTAAACACTTTATTTATAGATTTAGATGCTGATAATCCATCTGCACCACTTGATGTTATATTGTCAAAAACATTTAGTGCATCTCCAGTAAATAATCCCATTTTTGTATCTGTGTATTGAGCTCCATAAGTTGTTGCAACTTGTGATGGCATATACATTGAAATAGATGCAACAGCTGCCCTAGTGGGTCTTCTTTTTACTACAATTCTATCTGGATTTTGAAACGCACTTTTTGCTGTTTGTTCTCTCTTTTGTTTTTTTGTTGAAATAGAGGCAGTACCACCCTCAACAGAATTATAAAGATTTGAACCAACATTTGTTGCTTTTAACATCAGATTTTCATTAGTTTTTTGAACAGCTGGATTTCCACTCCCATAATCACTATACTGCATATCTGTACTTTTTGGATTACTAAAACCTATTTTTGCATTTGTTTGTGCATTAATAAAAAATACAACATAATGACCATGATTACCATTTTCAGGCCCAGAAGTTACATCTAAGGGAAATGACAAGTTTGTCATACCACCACTTGCAGCAGCACCTAGTTTTTTAAAATCAGACATATCTGGAAGGGCACCTACTTTACCTTTACCGATTCCACCTACAAACGATTTAAATTTTTGTCCAAGTTTTCCAGCAACTACTTGTCCAATTCCTCCTAATACTGCCATGTATAAATACTCCTGTAACATCTATTTATAAAGATTAACATGGCATATAGTGGTAAATACATTCCAAGTAACCCTAAAAAATACAAGGGTAATCCCTCTAAAGTAATATATAGGTCACTTTGGGAACGTAAACTTATGGTTTATTGTGATAGAAATGAAAAGGTTCTTGAGTGGGGTAGTGAAGAAATCATTATACCTTATATGTCGCCTTGGGATAATAAGATGCACAGATACTTCCCAGACTTCTATATGAAAGTCAAACAACAAAATGGTTCTATTAAAAAGTTTATTATAGAAGTAAAACCAAAGTATCAATGCAAACCACCAGATGCAAATCCTAAAAGAAAATCCAAACAATGGTATAACTCTGTCAAGACATACACGATTAATCAAGCCAAATGGAAATCTGCAAACTTTTTTTGTGAATCAAATGATATGGAATTTAAAATACTAACTGAAGACCACCTTAATATAAAGTATAAATAGAAGTATGGCACAGAGTAAATTTATACAATCAGTTGTTAAAGCTGCACAGGGTAGACCTAAAAGTACCGATTGGTTTAAAAATAAAATCAAAGAGTTTGGTAAGCCTGGTGCAATGGATTTGATAAGAGATGGAAAAAGAAAGAACTCACCATTTTATGGTCGTTTGAATATGTTCTTTTATGACCCTAAGTTAAAAGCAAAGTTACCATATTATGATTCGTTTCCTTTAGTATTACCACTAGAACCATATTCAGATGGTTTCTTAGGTATCAATCTACATTATTTACCTATAAATTTAAGAATAAAGTTATTAGATAGATTAGTGGATTATAGTAATAATACTAAATTTGATGAAAGTACAATACTTAATGTTGATTACAGTCAACTAAAAAATGTTAGTTTAATTAAACCCACACTTAAAAGATATCTTGCTGGTAGAGTTAAGACACAGTTTCGTAGAGTAGATGCAGATGAGTTTACAGTTGCAGCTTTACTACCAGTACAAAGATTTAAGAAAGCAAGTGCTGGTCAAGTTTATGCAGATAGTAGGAAGATGATTTAATGGCAAATGCATTTAGTATAAAAAGTTTAGTAAAAGGAGCTGCATTTGCTGGACTAAATGAATTTTTAGGTTCTGGTAGAGAAGGTGGATATGCAAAACCGAATCGTTTTGAGATTATAATTATACCTCCATCTGGTGTTCGTGGAACTAGTTCTAAAAGTGGTACAGGTGATGTTTCAAATCTATTTACTTCAGTATTGAAATCACTATCCACCAGTCCTACTAATAGAAGTGCAAGTTTTATGTGTGAAAGTTTTTCAATTCCTGGCAAAAACTTAGTGTCTGCACCATATGCTGCTTTATATGGCCCAGAAAGAGAAATTGTTTCTGGAATGACTTTTGGAGAAATATCATCAACATTTTATCTTTCATCAGATTTAAAAGAAAAAACCTTTTTTGATACTTGGCAGTCGGTAGCAGGAGGTGCAGAATCAGGTGGATTTGCACTAGGATATTATTACGATTATGTTGGTAAAATAGAAATATTTCAATTAGATGAAAAAGATAACAGAACTTATGGTTGTGTATTAGAAGATTGTTTTCCAAAAACTGTGACAGACTTATCTGTAAATCAAGCAGTTTCAACAGACATACAAAAACTTAGTGTAACATGGACATACAGACATTGGAGAAATATTGAATTTGAATCTGGAAATCCTTTAGGTACAAGGATTGTAGATGCAATAAAAAATACAGTAACAAGAAAAATAACATCACAAATACCAAGTGTATTGAGAAGACTATAAAGGATGAATAATTATGGCCCTACCAAAACTAAATACCCCAACACATAGGTTGGTGTTACCATCTACTAATGAAGAAATTACGTTCAGACCATTCCTAGTAAAAGAACAAAAACTATTAATGATGGCTCAACAGAGTGAAGACATAAATGAAATTACTGATACAATTGTAAAATTGATAAAAAATTGTACAGGAATTGAAGCATCTAATATTCCTATTTTTGATGTAGAATATATATTCCTACAACTAAGGTCAAAATCTGTAGGAGAAAAAATAGAACTACAGATAAAATGTCCAGATGATGATGAAACATATGTTCCTATAAATCTTGACTTGAAAGACATTGGTATTCAAAGTAATGTTGAACATACTACAGAAATAAAAATGACTGATGAAATTAAAATAGTTATGGGATATCCAGTTATCTCTCATATGAAACAATTAGAAAACGTAACTGATGATGTAGAAGGTATATTTTCTATAGTAAAAGAATGTGTAAATGAAGTGCATAATGGCGATGAGATTATTCACAAAATTGATATGACCAAAGAAGAATTATCAGAATTTATTGATAATTTAAATACAAAACAATTTGAAGGTTTGATGCATTTTTTTGAAACAATGCCGAAACTTCGTCATATTGTTGAAGTTACTAATCCAAAAACAAAAGTAAAGAGTGAGGTTTTGTTGGAGGGCCTCCAGAGTTTTTTAGGATAGGACTCTCACATGAGAGTCTTCTTAATTATTATAAAAATAACTTTGGTATGATGCAACATCATAAATATAGTTTAAGTGAGTTAGAAGATATGTTACCTTTTGAAAGAGAAATTTATATGGGTCTTTTAGAAAAACATATCAAAGATGAAAATGAAAGAATGGAACAAGAAAGTAAAAATAGACAGAAATAGGAGGAGAGACTATGGCTGATGTAACAAAAGAAAAGATTGATGCACTTAGAAAAACTGTAGACCCAGAGATTGCAGCCAAAGATACAAATGGAGATGGACATATTTCTTTACAGGAATATGAGATGGATATGGAATTTAAACGTAAAGAATTAGAAGATGCAGATGCAATGAGAGATGCACAACGTAAGATGGCATGGTTCGCATTAGGTGGTATGTTATTATATCCATTTGCAGTTGTACTTGCAATGTCACTAGGTCTAAATCAAGCAAGTCAAATACTTGGAAGTATGGCAAG